CTTTGATTGCACCTGATGATAGTCTTATAATAGGAACATTACCATCAACATAATTTAAAGTAAAAGTAGTTCTTTCAGGTATTCCTCTGCGAACAATAACATTGCGAGGTGAAGCTGGTTGTTCTTCTGCGTTTGTAGGAACGAGATACAGTTGTTTTCTATCGTATCCATTCTTAGGTACGATTCTTGATGCCTCTTGATCTATTGCTTGATTAATTTCAAGATTCTTATTGTAACGACCAATAATATCTTTTAAACTATCAGCAGTATCTAATTGCCAATACGTTGTATCTGTGCAAGGAATACCAGCTGGTACATTTTGCTTTGGTGTGTAATTTTTGTCTCCGAAGGTTACAACATAACCAGGTACATAGGTAGCAGTTTTATTCCAATCACCTAAATAATTATCTGTTGATTGTGGCTTATCAAGTATATTTGCAAATTCTTGACTATCAATCAACGGCTCACATTTAACTCTCCAAAGATGATAATACCATGTGCTACTAAAACCTTCACTAGCAAAGTTTGCATCAGTTACTTGGTAATATCTACGTAAGCTTGTTGGTATCTTGTCATTCAACGGATGATAATCAACTAAATGAGGAAGTTCTAATACATCACCTACCATTAACTTTCTGCCCAATATCTCTATCATTGTGTTGTAATGCGTGGTGATAAAAATAACATCGTTATTTAGGAACAAACCAAACTGACTAAGGTCAAAGTCTAGATTTTGTGTATTGTAATGTCCACGCAGTCTATAAATGTTGCTCTCATACTTTCTATCACGGTTCTCTAAAAACAATAGGTCTTGAATATTTGTTGGATCAAGTTGGTCATATCTTGGTAATGCGAAGCTGGATGAGGGACCTTGATCCTTAGGACCTAGATATTTGTGAATGTACAAGTCGGTGCCCCCAACCGTTAGCATTTCTGCAATAGTCTTGTCAAAAAACTTATAATCATGGGATTTTTCTGAGCGATATAGCGACAGTTTGGGCATGTTGTTATTCCATTAATACAGTATTTATGCGAATTTAGACTTGCACTTAAATACGGGTTGTGTTATAATTATGTTTCTTAATATGATAGGAGTGGGTCATGTCCCGTAAAAAACTCAATGAAAACGCAGTCATCAAAGCACTAAACCCTAAAGATGGGGATACAAAATACGCAGGCGACGAACCATTTTTTGCTTTGCAGCCTGAATCAGATAGTCGCAATAGCGCACTTGCTAGGGCGTTTACTTGGTATACTAGGTTTTATGCACGTAAGGATGCTAAAGACTTACTAATTCAATATCTGGAATTGAACGACCGTAAGGCTGATGCTAAGGTTATGGCAAAGGCACCCGAAAGCGAAATTCTAAGTACGTATGGTTGGCTTGCACGTATGACATTGCGTGGCTTACAATTAACTGAGCATGAAGAAATGTCATTGCAAAATGAAATTACTAGATTGATGACCTGTGTTCATAAGCCTGAAACAGTTTTCAAATCTAATCTTACTCCACAAGTAGAGGAAGAAGTAGTAGAAAAGGAACCTACTAATCGTCCCAATGTGCAAGAAATTATGCGTGAAAAAGCACGTGAGGCAACAGGTGAAATCATTGGATTGTTCGATGATTTTATTCAGGCTGGCTTGAAAGGAAATCTGCCAGGCAAACCCATTGATATTCTTGCAAAGCACAATATTCTTCCACAACATATCCCTATCATACTTGACGTTTGGAAGAAAGAACTCAACGAATGGTATGAAGTGCAAGAAGGCAAGGACCCACAACTTGTTGAGGGCTATAGTCAGTTCGGCAAAGTACAAGTGAAAAACATGATTAAGGCTATTGAGCAAGTTATCAGTGACCTCAATAGTTATATCAGCATCAAAAAAGCAAGCAAGACGCCTCGCAAACGTAAGCCAGTGCCAGTAGAGAAGATTGTTAGTAAACTCAAGTATCTAAAAGAGTTTAAAGACCCTGCACTTAAACTTGATCTTGTAAGTGTGCATCCTACTAAGTTGCATGGTGCAAGTGAAGCATGGGTGTATGATACTGCAAAGCGCAAACTGCATCACTACATTGCCGATCAATATAGTCAAACTTTTACTGTCAAAGGCAATACTATTATTGGCTTTGATACAGGTAAAAGCGAGATTAAAACATTGCGCAAGCCCGGTGAACAACTTAAAGAAATTATGGGAAGTAAACCCGTTGCCCGTAAATTCTTTGAGGGAATCAAAGCAACTGCGACTGTACCTAATGGTCGCTTTAATGAGAACATGATTATTTTGAAGGCATTCTAATGAACGAACGAATTAGACAACTATATTATGAGTGTCAAGATGAGAGTCAAAGCACCGAGCAATGCTATCAAAAGTTCGCCGAGTTGATTGTTCAGGAATGTGCTGGAGTTTGTGCGGGTATTGCGGCAGTTAGAGCAGGATACAATGATGTTGATGGTAGAGATACTGCTTATTCGTGTGGTGATACGATCAAAGAATATTTTGGAGTTGAATGATGATTGAACATATTGAAGCATACCTAAAACAACATTATTGCCGAGATTACTTCAATTCGTATGGTGAAACGGTAGAAGATGAACACTATTTCATGTACCGAGAAGAAGTCGACGGCTTGATTGAGTTGATTGTGAAAGAATGTGTCCGACATTTCAATGAAGATTACCAGAGAGATTTTGATACTCTCTGGCGTGAAGATTTATCTAAAAGTATTAAACAACATTTCGGAGTTGAAGAATGAACACCATACTAGTATGGCTATTACTAACAGCGCCTACCAATGGTGTTATGACATATAGTCCACCATTAGCCGACTTAGAAACTTGTGAATTCTTGAAACAACAAATACCTACAAAATTCTATTCCAAATGTGTTCAAATAAGGATAGTGAAATGAACGAACGAATTCGAGAACTTGCTGTTGAGGCTGGAATCATTTCAGCAGAATACAACGGATTTGATCCCACTGGCCTTACTAAAGCACAAAGAAAGTTCGCCGAGTTGATTGTACAGGACTGCATTGACATTTGTGATGCATATGGTATGCCTGACGGTACTAGTCAAACTGCAATGATATTATCTGCGGCAATTAAACGTAAATTTGGTATTATAGATGTTGACACACAATTGCGTAACCGTAGTACTTACTTTGGGAATGATTACTAATGAATATTGATTTAAACAAATACCAACACTTTGTAGAAAAAGTTACTAGTCAACCTAGTAATGATTTAACTACCTTTATGTCAACACTTGATAGACTTGATGCAAACTACGAAGTGTTTGATGGTGTGATGAAACATGGACCTGACGCTAATATCCCATTGCTTATTACAGCATGTATGGGTTTAGCAGCAGAGTCAGGCGAGTTTGTAGAGATACCTAAGAAGATTATTTTTCAAGGTAAAGCACTTACTGATGAAGCCGTGTTTCACATGAAACGGGAACTTGGTGATATCATGTGGTACTGGATTAATGCATGTAGGGCACTTAATCTTGACCCAAATGAAGTCATTGCAGAGAATGTTAAGAAGCTTGAGTCACGATATCCAGGTGGAAGCTTTGATCCATATTACAGTGAAAATCGCAAAGAGGGCGATTTGTAATATTAGTCCTGTCCCAGATAAATAGTATATTAACTGGAACTTAGTATGCCTACAGTACTCAATCTCGAACAATTAAAACAAGAATTATTTGACGGTATCCGTTATCGTTTAGGTGACGGAATGGTCGATATTGAACTAGACCCTGAGCATTACGAAGCTGCCTACAACTATACAATAAAGAAATACAGGCAGCTTGCTCAGAACTCTACGGAGGAAAGCTATACATTGATGACACTAGAAAAGCATACGGACACTTATACGCTTCCAGAAGAATTCATTAATGTTAGACAGGTATTCAGACGTACAGTTGGTTTAGAAACTGGTCCAGCAGCAAGTAGCTTTGACCCGTTCAGTAGTGCAATCTTGAACACATATCTACTCAACTATAACTATGCAGGTGGATTAGCAACATACGATTTCTACGCTGGATATATTGAATTAGCTGCACGTATGTTCGGTGGATATATAATCTTCACATTCAACCCAGTCACAAAGCAATTGCGTATGGTTCGTGACCCCAAAGGTTCAGGGGAAAAGATACTGATTTGGGCTGACATGCAAAAACCAGAAGAAACATTATTGCGTGATCCAGGATCGGGTATTTGGATAAACGACTATGTTTTTGCTACGTTAAAAATCACATTGGGTGAAGCACGTGAGAAATTTGCAAGTATAGCAGGCCCGGGTGGTGGAACTACACTTAATGGTACGGCTCTTAAAGCAGAGGGTCTTGCTATGCAACAGCAACTAATACTTGACATTAAGAATTACGTGGATCACAGTCAACCATATACTTGGGTAATAGGTTAACCAGAGTATTATGTCTTTTAATCTTTTTGTAATAAAATAGAGATGTTACAAGGAGATAAAATGCTAGTCAGCGTCACTGGATTTATTGGTTCAGGCAAAGATACCATTGCCGATTACTTAATCACTGAACATGGATTTAAAAAAGAGAGTTGGGCCGGCAGTTTAAAAGATGCTGTATCTCATGTTTTCGGTTGGGATCGTGAATTACTTGAAGGTAAAACAAAATACAGCAGAGAGTGGCGTGAACAAATAGATCCATGGTGGAGTGAAAGACTTGAACTACCAAAACTCAGCCCACGTTGGGTATTACAACAGTGGGGAACTGAAGTAGGTCGTCAAAGCTTTCACAACGATATATGGATAGCTAGTTTAGAAAATAAACTAAGACAAAGTAAAGATGATATTGTTATTACAGACACAAGATTCCCCAACGAATTGAAAGCCATCAAAAGACTAGGTGGTATAACAATCAGAGTTCATCGTGGTCCTAAACCAGATTGGTATAATGATGCTATATCAGTTAATAAAGGGCCTAAACACATAGGTTGGTCATTAGGTAAAGACAGACTTAATAAGTTAGGGATACATCCTAGTGAATACAGTAGCGTTGGTTTAGCTTTTGACCATGAAATTCACAATGACAGTACAATCGACGATTTGTTTGACTGTGTGAAGCATATATTACACCTTTAAATATCAGCCTCTAAGTCTCCAAGCTTCCATATAGGCTCTCTACGTTTAACTGTTTCAACACAATTCAGACAAATTGTTCTAAGGTTCGATAGTTGATTATTATTAAGATCACCGTCCATGTGATATACTACTAATTGACTATCGTACTGACGCATAAATCCACATAAATCACACGTTATCTTTTTCTTGTATCCAAGCTTCTTCCATCTTGGTTCACTGGGTAACTGTTTTCTATCCTTACGGATACAGTCCTCACATCGTTTACGCCAATATCTCACACCCTTTCTATAATAGTTAGGGGCACAGTGGTTCTTGTTACACACGGCGCATATTGGTCTAGACATGAAAATATTTAACTCTTTATAAAGAGTTGCTAATCCTTTTTTTCTAGATTTTTTCATAAATAATATTATTACTAGGGAGTTAACCCTCAAAATCATAACATAAAGGAAAATTAAAATGGCATTAGTATCTCCAGGCGTACAAGTTACAGTTATTGACCAAAGTCAATATCTACCAGCAGCCTCAAACTCAGTTCCGCTAGTTATATTAGCGACGGCACAGGATAAAGCAGACGCAACAGGAACAAGCGTAGCAGAAGCAACTACAAAATCAAACGCTAACAAATTATATCAAATCACAAGCCAGCGTGACCTCATCAATCTATTCGGTAGTCCATTCTTCTACAAGACAACTAATGGAACACCTATTCAAGGTTACGAACTTAATGAGTACGGCTTACTTGCTGCTTACTCATTAATGGGTATCACAAACCGTTGCATGGTTCTAAGAGCAGATATAGACTTAGCAAGCTTAGTAGGTCAAGTAGGACGTCCAAGCGGATTCCCTAAAGATGGCACATGGTGGTTAGATACAACAAAAACGACCTGGGGTATTTATGAATTTAATGCAACAACAGGTAAGTTCGCTGAAAAAGCTCCTATAGTTATTACTTTAGACAACTATATGGATAGTGGTTTCCCAAGAACTGCTATTGGTAATATCGGCGACTATGCAATAGATGCAAGATATAAGACAAACGAAGATCCATTAAATGATGGACAATACTTCTTCAAAACAAGCGCAAATCTTTGGGTTAAATTAGGTTCAAGAGAGTGGTTAAATTCTATGCCTACACTTGTAGCTACGGGTAATCCTAAAGTGTTTGATGGAGTAACTGGCGATCTCACACAAGAACAAGTAAACAGAATTCAAGGTACAACGTTCTTAATTGATGTTAATAACGAATTTACTGTACAAGTAACCTGTACAGGTAATACAGTTTTTGATATTGCAAATGATATTAACGCATTAGGGTTAGGATATCTACGTGCTGACGTTAGACAAGAAAAATATCTTGCTGTATATCTAAGCTCACCATATGGTGAAACTTATATTAGATTTATCGCTGATGTGTATGATGACAGTATGACTGCTGAAAAACCAGCCGGTGAAACGCTATTAGATTACTTAGGCATTAATCCTAACATCTATTACTATCAGCCTGGTTTCGTACACGGTAATTCATTTGAACAACCTGCATGGACAAGAAGTCAAGTTCGCCCAAGACCAACAGGAAGTGTTTGGATTAAAACAAGCTCAGCAGGAAACGGAATGAATGTTGCTATCAGTAAGTTTAGTAACTCATTACAATCATGGGTAAACAAAAACACAAAACTATATTCAAGTATTGTTGAGGCAACATATCAACTAGATCCAAGCGGTGGTAAAGCTATCCCAGCTGGAACAATTATCGGTGAATACGCTAATGGTAAAGAAAGTCCTGGAAGTCCTATTTATTTCTATGAAAGAGTAGCTACAGGACCAACAATTGTAACTGGTGCAGTTTCTAATCCAACATTTAATGTTGGTGACAGAATAATTGTATGGACAAGCGTGCCTAATAGTGCTAATATTTCTGGCCCATACAATGTAACTATAGCTGGCAGCACAGTACAAGACTTTGTAACAGCATGGAGTGCTGCAAACATTCCTAATACTAGTGCTACAATCACAAGTTCAGGTCAGATTCAATTAAAGTATGACTTAGGTGGTGAAATAGCATTGTCAGTTCCAGGTAATAATAGTAATCAAGCCGTATTAACAGCAGCAGGATTTATACCTGGTGTTACAGAAGGTTTAATTAGAGCGTTCCCTGCAAGTGTACAGAACAACGGTGCAACTCACACTAGTGGTACACGTATTTCAGGTGTGTTTAATGGTTCTGATGCGACATTCAGTATATTAGCTTCAGGTAAGTTATATTATATTAACCAAGTTGTTAACGGTGGAGTACAATATAAAGTAGGTGATCGCTTAACGATTCCTGGCACACAATTAGGTGGACTAAGCCCATTACATGATTTAACAGTTCAAGTTGTTGAACTAGAACCAGGTACTATTACTGGTGGCATTAACTATGACGTAAATGGAGTAACAGTAAACGTTGGTGGTTCAGGCGCTATCAGAAACAGCGGTGGTAAGATAGGTATTGCATATGTTTCCGGCGCGCCTAACTTAGGTTACTTCTTAGGTGCAACAAATTGGAGAAGAATTAATTATGTTGCTAACGAAGGTGCTCCAGTAACTGCTCCATTAAATAACACTAACTGGTTCCATAGTGTTGTTGACCAAGTTGATATTTTAATCAACAAGGACTTCACATGGAAGGGTTATAGAATGTCTGCGTATGATGAAAATGGTAACCCAGCTTCATTTGGTACAAATAACACTGATCCAAATGGTGTTATATTCGCTGCTGAGCCTCCTAAGACACAAACTGATGCAATAAGTCCTGTTGTATATGGTGATCTATGGTTAGACACAGCAGACCTAGAAAATTATCCAGCATTGTATCGTTGGCAGAAAGTTGATAATGTTGATCAGTGGGTAAAGATTGACAACACAGATCAAACATCAGGTGATGGTATATTATTCGCCGACGCACGTTGGGGTAGTACTGGTGATATTGATCCTGCTATGGATCCATTACCAACAACCCAATCACTATTGTTAAGCGGATATACAGATTTAGATTGTCCTAATCCTGAATTATACCCACAAGGTATGATATTGTTCAATACAAGACGCAGTGGTTACAACGTTAAACAGTATAGAACCAATTGGTTCACTGCTAAGAAATATCCAGATGCAGAGTTACCAATTATTAAAGATGCATGGGTAACAGTAAGCGGATTAAAGCCAAATGGTCATGCATACATGGGTCGTAAGGCACAGCGTAACATGATTGTAGAAGCTATGAAGGCAGCTGTAATGACTAGCATGGCGATACGTGAAGAAGATACATTTATGAATCTCTTAGCGGCACCAGGATATCCTGAGTTACAGCCTGAAATGGTAGCATTAAACAACGAGCGTAATAATACAGCGTATATCTTAGGCGATACTCCATTGAGATTGAAAGATTCGGCTACTGATATTGTTGCTTGGGCTAATAACGCAGCATTGGCAACAGGTACAGGTGAAGATGGATTAGTAACACGTGATGAGTACATGGGTATATTCTATCCAAGTGGAATTGCAACTGATCTAACAGGTGCAGCAGTAGTTGTTCCTGCAACTCATATGATGTTACGTACATTCTTACGTAATGACACAATCGCTTATCCTTGGTTAGCGGCAGCAGGTACACGTAGAGGTACTATTGACAATGCTACTAACATTGGTTACCTAGATGCTAAGACAGGTGAATTCCAAGTAGTTAAGAATCGTGTTGGAATCAGAGATGTACTATACACAAATCAAATTAATCCATTAGCTTTCTTTACTGGAATTGGACTATTGAACTATGGTAACAAGAACAGTAAGGATACAATGAGTGCAATGGATCGTACAAACGTGGCACGTTTAGTTGCTTACATCCGTGAGCGCCTACAAGTTGTTGCTCGTCCGTTCATATTTGAACCTAACGATTCACTAACACGTACACAGATTACTAGTGTTGTACAAACATTATTTGTTGACCTAGTTGCTAAGCGTGGTCTATACGATTACTTGGTTGTTTGCGATAATACAAATAACACACCAGCACGTATAGACAGAAACGAACTATGGATCGATATCGCTATCGAACCAGTAAAAGCAGCAGAATTCATCTATATACCTGTACGTATTATGAATACTGGTGAGATACAAGCTCTAGGCGGCAGGATTACCTAATCCAAAGTTTGGGCATTTTAGGAAGATAAATAAAATTAAGGAGATATAGAAAATGGCAACAGCATCACAATCATTGTTTAACATGACCGTAGGAGCAGACAATACTCCTAGCTCACAAGGTCTGTTGATGCCCAAGCTACAATATCGTTTTAGAGCATTGTTTATTAACTTCGGTGTTGGTGGTTCAACACAAGAATTAACTAAACAGGTTATGGATATTACTCGTCCAAGTGTTTCATTCACTGAAATACCGATTGATATCTATAACTCTAAAATGTACATTGCAGGCAAGCATGAATGGCAGGCAACTACAATTAACTTACGTGATGATGCATCAGGAAGCGTAGCTAAATTAGTTGGTCAACAATTACAAAAACAAATGGACTTTGTTGAGCAGGCTAGTGCTGCTACAGGACAAGACTATAAGTTTCAAGTTAACTACGAAGTACTAGATGGTGGTAATGGAACATTACTACCTAACGTATTAGAAACATGGGAACTATACGGATGTTTCTTACAAAGCGTAAACTACAATAACTTGAACTATGGTTCTAGTGAAATGGCTACAATACAATTATCAATTCGTTTCGATAATGCAATTCAAAGCCCACTTTCTTCTGGAGTTGGTGTACAGGTTGGTCGTGCATTTGGTGGTACTACTGTAACAGGTATCGGTCGTTAATTAGATGTCTGGATTTATTCAAAATTTGCTGGGTGAATCACCCAGCAGCCTACTTAAGGGCGTTGCCAAAGGTTTCTTTGGCAACGATTACCTTAGAGATTATCAACATGCAAGCAAAACTTTTAGGTCAGATAGCTATGCTTATGCACCTAAATACAAGTTTCTTTTCCATGTTTATTTTGATATAAATCTAGCATTAATAGGCAACGGCAAAGGCGCCTTCCCAACTGATTCACGTATTGGATTAGCAGTCAAAAACGTAACTTTACCAAGCTATAGTTTTGATACGCATGTAATGAACCAATATAATCGCAAGCGTGTTGTTCAAACAAAAATCAAATACGAAGATATAAACATTGTATTTCACGATGATAATGCTAATTTAATTAGGCAACTATGGTATAACTATTATACCTATTACTACAAAGATGCGACTAAAACAACAGTTGATTATGGTAGTACAGGTGAAGGTAAAGCCTTTGATTATAATAGACGCAATGTGTATGACCAAGCATTAGGCTATGACTATGATTGGGGCTACATCGGTGAAAGCAGTTTAGAACAACAAAATAATCTAGCAGCTAGTTTAGGTTATAGTAAAGCCCCTTTCTTTAGATCCATTAAAATCTATGGATTTAATCAACACAATTATGTTTTATACCAACTAATTAATCCAACACTAACTAGTTTTAAACACGATACCTATGATTATGCACAAACAAATGGTACCATGGAAGCTAATATGGGCATTGCATATGAAACAGTAAAGTATTATCAAGGTGCTATCGATGGTAGAGCAATCACAAATGGTGATCCACAAAATAATCCTGCAAGTGATTTTGCAATAGATCATTATGACAAAACACCAAGTCCTATTATGCGTCCTGGTGCTAATGGAACAATCATAGGACAAGGTGGATTAGCAGACGCAGCAGGTGGCATATTGAAAGACCTAAAGGATGGTAATATACTAGGTGCTATTCGACAAGGTGGTATGTCTTATCAAACAATCATAGGTAATGGTGGTATTGAATCAATAATTAGAAATGATGTTAAAGGGGTTATTAATGATTCAGTGCGCGGTACACCAAATCGTAGCAATACATTTAACTTCCCAATTTTTGGTAGTAGCAAATAAATATGGCTAATACAGTAGATGCTCCAAAATCCCAATTAGATACTATCACAAAGACATTTGATAAAGATTATCAAAGTCAGATAAGTGTCGGTGCAAATGAATACGAAATTGTTAAGAGTTTTTTCCTTGACATGACCGGTAGTGAAAACGTATCAAGTAACTTTACTATTATGTTGTTTAGAATATCAGGTATTACTGGGTTATCTG